ATTGAAAGTTTTAATGATAAGCCCATAAATTTACCTCATAGATAAATTTCATTTTACCATAGAAAACTAAATTGTTGAATGGGAGATTTATAAAATAATACATAGCTGATTAGTATTATTATTTATTTATACTATTAATCTAACAATTTCTGTTATATAATAAAGGTTATAATAAGTTAATGAATCTAAAGGATGTACTATGACTGAAGAGAGGATAGACTATCTATATAAATATAGGCCTTTATTTAAAGGTGATAATAATAATTTTACATTCAATGAACATACTTTATCCTTGCTAACTAAAGGTGAAATATACTTTTCTTCCCCAAGGGAATTTAATGACCCATTTGATTGTTGGATACCTATTTTTCCAAGTAAAATAACTGAAGAATTCGTAAAAAATAAAATGGAAGAAGATCCTAAATTTAAAGAATATTTAATTACAGATTTTAATGGAGATATTCCAAGTTTTGTAAAATATCATAATGATCCTATGATAGATTATGATTTAAAGACTCGAATTCATAGAGAATCTCTTGATGATAATTTAGTGTGTTGTTTTTCTTCAGAATATAATAATCTTTTAATGTGGTCGCACTATGCGGATTCACATAGGGGAATTTGTGTAAGCTTAAAAACTAGGACTCAAAATAAAGTAAATTTTACAGATTTAATATCAGAAAGAGGTAATGTTCAAATACCAATTGAATTTGTTAATTATTCAATTGATGGCAAAAAAGAAATGCCAGTCCCGGCTAATATGATTAAAAATGAGCTAATAGAGAAAAATTCATATTTGAAAGCAAAAGAGTGGGAGTATGAAAAAGAGGCCCGAGCCATCATTACAAAAGAAGAAGTTGGTTCAAAAATATTAAAATTAAGAAAAAATAGTATAAAAGAAATATATTTTGGAATTAATGTACCTTGTAAAATAATCTTAAAAACAATGAAGATATTATATGATTCAAAATACTATAATTTTAAAGCTATAAAATTTTATAAAATAAAAGATGCTATTGGTTACTTTAAGTTGGATTTTATAGAAATTAAGAAAGATTATTTTTATAAAAACCTTAATGAAATAGAAAATATACTTTAAAAGTACTCTGTATAACATCTATATTCTTTGTTAAAATGACTTTTGTTATAGAGGTAATAGTAATAGGGTTCTTTTTTTTAATTTGGGAGTAGTTATAAGCTCCATCAATAAAATAACTCTTATTTCCCTCGTCTTAGATGCTGACAATGCTATATAACTCTTTGCAATTGATATCAAACTAAATTTCATTTTACCATAGAAAACTAAATTGTTGAATGGGAGATTTTAAATTTTATTCTTTTGAGAATTTTCTTTTATTCTTTTTTTTGTTGAAAAGTTATTTATTTCTATGAGATACTATAAGTAAGGAAACTTTATGAAAAATACTATTGAAGAAATATTAAATAATTACTTACTTGCTAGAACAGAAAACTTTGCAGGCCATCCAATGCAGCAAACTGTGAATTATGAGTTTAAAAATCAAATTGAACAACAATTAAATGATGAATATATTTTAATTAAAGGCTCTGTTGGAAAAGGCCAATGGGCAAGTGTTCCATGGTTGTGCGTATTTGATAAAAGAATTACGAATACTGCACAAAAAGGCTTTTATCTTGTTTATCTTTTTTCTGAAGATATGAGTGGTGTTTATTTATCTTTAAATCAAGGTTACACATGGTATAGTAATACTTTTAAATCTGAAGCAAACAATACTGTAAAATCAGTCTCTGATTATTTAAGAACAAAACTTAGAAGTGATATTTCTAATTTTCCTGAGGATTCAATAAATCTTCATACTAATCAAAAATTAGGTAAAGGTTATCAGTTAGGGAATATAATATCTAAATATTATCCTAAAGATAATATACCAAGTCAAAATGACTTAATTAATGATTTATATAAGCTTATAGGCATTTTTAATGAATTAAAAGCAATATTACCAGATGTAGATAATGAAGCAGAGTATATTAGATGGGCCACTGGATGCTCTTCTTATGTGGCTAGTAGTATTGAAGATGATGATATATACTTCCAAAATGAAATACAGAATGATGTTGCAGTAGATTTTGAGGATCAACCTGAAGAAATTCCAGGAACAAATAATTCTAGAACAAATCAAAGCATTAAAAGAAATCCTCAAAAAGCAATAAATGCTCTAAAACATGCAAATTATAAATGTGAAATAAATTCTGAGCATCAATCTTTTATATCAGGTGCAACAGGTAAAGAATATGTTGAAGCACATCATATAATTCCATTAAGCCAACAAAGTAATTATAAAATAAGTCTAGACGTTGAAGCTAATATTGTCTCTCTATGTCCAAATTGTCATAAAAAGATTCATCTTGGAACTAGAGAAGAAAAGCAAGAAATGACTAATAAATTGTTAGAAAAAAGAAAAGATCGATTAAAGAAATGTGGTATAGAATAGAATTTCTATATATTAATATTATAATATTTAAACGTTACAAGTATGACCTTTTTCAAAATAACTAAAATATAGTTTGACAGGTTAAATCAAATTGAATGAAAGTACCTTTGCTCAAAATGAAATTCAAACTTTATCTGGTATTGTTAATAAAAATTACTATTAAAAGTTATTTGTATTGTGCTTCATTAAGTTTCCAGTATGCTGTTGTTCCCTGAATTGCTGGATTCTCTTTTGCTCGGTCAAAGGCAGTTCTCCCCAAATTGTCCTTAAGTCTACCATTAACATCTGAATCTAGAAGTGCAATTATAACTTCAGGATTTGTGCTGGAAGAAGAAGCATACATTAGTGCTGTTAGACCATTTATATATTGGTAATTAACATCAACACCAGCCTTGATAAGTTCTGAGAGAACCTCAGGGGGGGCCTCATTTATTACTGCCTGTAGTAGAAGAGGCTCATCATAAGCATTTTTTAAATTGACATCAGCTCCAGCATTTATAAGCGCAATTGCCATATCAAGATTTTTATTTAGTACAGCCCAAATTAGTGGAGTATTTCCATCATTGTCTTTTGCATTGGAATCAGCTCCAGCATTTATAAGTGCAATTACCATACCAAGATTATTGTTTCTCGTGGTCTCAATTAGTGGTGTAGTTCCATATTTATTGGTTTTGTTTACATTAATTCCTGTAGTGATTACTCTCTGTAATTCTTCAGTTGTTCCTGTTTCAATAATTCTCCAGAAATCAGTGGAATCAATTGTTTTTTGAATACTCAATATTACCATAATTATAAAAAAAGCTAGTATGGAAACTGTAATTAAAGTTTTTTTTTCATTAGAATTTTCCTCAAGTCAAAATTTATTTGTCTTATATTCTGTTTTTATATAAGTTGTATTGTACCATATGAAAATATATTATTGAATGGAAAAAATAATTTAAATATTACTCAATTTAAATTATAATAAGACCTATAAAAGTATTCATCATAAACTTTTAAAGCAAAGTCATAATATTCTTCTTCCTGATAAACCGCAAATATATCAACATTCTTATAAAATTTATTAAAATCTATTTCAATATGAATATTATCAAATCTAGGCATTTCTATTATTTTTTGTTAAAAATAGGCAATAAATTGATATTGAGTATTTGCATAATTTTGAATTACGATTTCCATATCATAAGCATCAGGTTCATATAAACCTATTAACTCTCCATCGTATTTTTTATCTTTAAAATATTGATCTAAATCAGCAACAAATATTTCTCTTTTATTAATATATCCCATTCGATTAAATACTCCATCTATAGTCTATAATATAAAAAGAATTTCACAATTATTAAGTAATGCAAAATATAAATTTAAGACTTCTCGATTTGATTTCCTAATCGGATTAAGTTTTCATCAATATTTAGTAGATCAATAAAATAAATAGTTACAGTTGTTTTATCTTCACTGTGGTATTTAATTGGTAAGTGATTTTGCATCTCAAAGTTTATCGGATATAACAACCAAATTTCTGAAGTATTATATTTTTTAGAATAAGCGTACATTTGATACATATCACTTTGAGATATTCCATAATTTTTTTTCTCGTTATCAATAAGATTTTTCCATTTTGTATCAAGCACTATTACTCTATAATCCTTACTCATTACTATATCTGGTCTTAAAGCAAATCTATTCAATGGCTCATTAAAAAGGTATTTCCCCTTATCTTGACTCGATACAGTCCATCCTAATGGTGACATAACTTTTTTAAGTTCTTTAGCTACATAACTTTCATATATTGTTTCCATTGGGAATAGCAGTGATCTGGACTTTGTACTACCAGAAAATGTTGAAAAACTTTTATTCTTTAGAAATACTTTAGACCATTGTATTAGTATTTTATAATCCTTTGTATTTCTATCAATTATTACTTGTGAAAAATCTTTATCAAAATTGTTTGAGGGTTTTACTTCTTCAAAATGTATTAATAATAATCTTATTTTTTTTGAATTAGAAAAACTATTTGTTAGCTTTTGTAATTTTAATAGTGTTGCTTTAATAATTTTATTTTCAGGTCTATTTATCTGAAATTCTTCATAAGAAACAAAAAAACGTTCTTTATGTACAAGATTTTCTCTTAAATTTTTAGTTGAAAGTAATTTTCCTTTGTAATAGGTAAGATTGTTTTGTTTGTTAATATATGCTGACTTTAATCCTTTTTTTACTAAATGATTTACTTCTTGAAGATACATATTAATAAATATTTCATATAGATTCATATTTTCAACTCTTAAAGAAGATTCATTAAATACATTACTTGGAAAGTCTTTTAAACTTCTAAGCATTTTAAGGAATATTTTTTTTGTAACTATATTGTTCTCATCAACATTTTGAAAAAAAGTTATTTTAGGTAAAATCTGAATTTTAAAACCATTATTTAGTTGGATTAAACCAACATAATTCCTAATCGAAATTATATTACCAATATTTCTTTTATAACTTATTTTCAAAAATTTTAAAATATCTTCATTATCTTCTGAAGATGCAAATTCATGAATGAATGTTATTAAGTTTTCAAATTTTTCTTTTTCTAGGTATTTATAGTTACTATTATTTTTATAGTCTGGATTGCAAACTATTAAATCAAATTCTTTGACTTCAAAGGTTTTATTCATTGTAATACCTTTATTTTTAAATTTCTTTATAACTTTCTATATGTAAAAATGCTTCTTTATTTATTTGATAAGTTTTTTCAGGAAGATCAATTATTTCATCAACATTTCCTTTAAATATGTCTCTAGAATTAACTTTTTTATCCAAAATAAATTTAAAAGTATCTTCGGATTTGTTATTGTCTCCTAGTACTAGTTGTATTTTTTCATAGTCTTCATAGAAATACTCTTGTAATAGAGGTATTATTGATTTTTCAAAGATTATTTGTAGCTTTTCTATAGTTGCATTTTCATCTTTTAAATCCATAAAATAAGAATGTCCAATAGTATGTTCTCTATCGTATAAAAAAGAAATTCTTTCATTAATTTTGTAAATCATATTATATATTTCTAAATCTTCAACTTTATAGCCTTTTAAAACTTCTAAATTTGGCAACATTTCTTTAAATTTAAATCTTCTTCTTAATGCTGTATCTAATAAAGCAATTGACCGATCAGCGGTGTTCATTGTTCCTATAATATAAACATTTTGAGGGACACTAAAGTAATCTTTAGAATAGGGTAAAGTTGCTTGAAGTTCTTCCTTCATTCCTTCACGTTTTTTATCTTCAATTAAAGTAATTAATTCTCCAAATATCTTTGAAATGTTACCTCTATTTATTTCATCGATTATAAAAACATAAGGGTCTGTTTTTTTCTTTATTTGTGTGTGCTTAATTTCTGGATTAATTCTTTCAATTAAATCAATTAAATCAGGCAAAAGCATATTTGGAACATGAGCAACTGCAGCTCTTGCTAGTTGTTTCCCTTTGTTTATTTCTAATATATTTTCATTTACTTCTTTTGCTAGCCATTTAATTTTTCTTGCAGTTTTATATCTGTCTTTATTATTAAGTTCAAAAGCTTCACTTGTTACTACTCCTATTCCATCAATTATTTTTCTTGTTTTTAAGGATAAAATAACATCCCCAATATTTATATCTTCAACAAATGACTTTGCATTTTTAGAATCATAACTAAAACCAATACGAATATTATCTTCTAAGAAACATTCTTTTTTTATATCATTTAAATCTCCATTATTAATAGTAATTTTCCATAGTACAGCATCTTCTTTTATTAGGGAGTTTTCTGATTCGATTTCAAAACTTTTAGCTTCATTACAAAAGTCTTTAAATAGTCCATCTTTTATTTCGTAAGAAATTTCTTTTGTTTCTTCATTTACTATTGGTTTTATACCTTCAATAAAATCTTCATAGGAAAAGGATTGATGGAATGTAGTGAAATTTATTCTACCTTCCTTTTCTAATTCATGATATCTTTTTTTAACATAATCATAATCAGTTAGTTCTTCAATTTTTTTTCCATCACATATAGCAACAGCATATATTGCTGTATGATAAGTTTTACCAGTTCCAGGAGGCCCATAAAAAATCAAATTTTTATCAAATTGGGTTTTTAGTTTAATATCTTCTTTTTTATAAATAATATTGTCATTATTTAACATTTCATCTTCTCCAATAACATGCTCATAATAAGGAATCAATTCTTTTATTGATTCAATCATTAATTTTTCATAATCAATATTTGAAAGATTATCCTCTTGTTCAACTATTCTGGATATTTGTATTTTTTTATATATCCCTGATTCGATTTTATTTTTTATTATATCAACAGGCTCCTCAACTATATTTTTTGAGCCGTTTTCATTATTGCTTGATATATATTTCAACTTACTATCTAATTTTATAGGAATATCTAAATGTGTATGAAAGCTTTTTAATTGTTGTTGAGTTGCTTTTTGATTTTTTATTTCTAAACTAAAACTAAATCTTGGCTTATTTGTAATTTCTGATATTTCAACAACAATAGATATACTAATTGGGTTATTCTGATATTTATTATCTTTAAGCTGAACCCATAAATAATTACGTACTTTTGTGTTAGAACCATCTAACCAAGAAATTTGGCCAAAATTAGATAAATCGAAATAATCCTTGCAAAATGTAACAATTTTTTTTAATTCATTAACGATTCTTTTTGCTTCTTTTTTTATTTTTTTGTATTTATCTTTTAATTCGTTTGATAATTCTTCTTTTGCAGGATTTGCATAATCTGAACCATTGTATTTTTCTAAGTAATCTAAAATCGCTATATAATCAATTTCTGTAAACTGATTAATTATATCTCTTGCTTTTAAATCAAATATTCTATAATTTTTTACAGTAAAATTCTTATCTCTAAATTCTTTTATTATTTTGCAATTATTAATATATGTATTTAATTCTCCTAGATTTGTTATTGGAATACTTAAATATTCATAAATATTTTTAGCTCCTTGATTATTATTTAGAATAGGAAAAGAAAGTGGTTTTAAACAATGTAGAATAACTGATGCTGAGGCTACTTTCATACCTTTTATTTCATTTTTTAACGTTTTTTCACAAATAGTATAAATATCATTATCATTTTGAATATCAATAATATTAATACACATTTTTATAAAATCAATAACAGAATTTTTGTCTGTATTTTTTTCAAAAGAATAAAACCCTGTACCAAACATTCCAATTGTAGCAACATTATTTTCTTGATTTGAATATTTTTGATTTAATGCATTCTCCCAGATTGATTTTAAAATATTTTCTAGTCTAGCTTTTTCAGGGTCTGGAAGATTGCTTTTTTGAATTGAAATAGTTTTTTTAGAAATTCCTTGTTTCCATGTACCAATAACCATATGATATATCAAGTTTAAATCTCTATAATCACATAAAGAAATATCTTGCATATTTTTGTATGAGTTTATTGTCTCCTGAAGTAAAAGATAAGACCCATCATGAGAATTTGGATCAAGCTCCTCTGAATTTATTAATGAATTTACTAAAGATAAATATTTTTTCAATTCAACTGATATTCTATAAGGCCCCTGTGGAATAATAAAATCATGTTTCTCAAGATATTCAATAGCAAATAATTCTGAAGAATAACTGTTAATTAATTCTATTTCCAAAAATCTATCAGAAGTAGCTGAAAAATCTTCATTTATATAATATTTACTATCATCAATTGTTCTGGTGGAAATATTATTTTTATTTACTTTGCATTTAAATTTTATTGCTTGTAATGGAAACGAAACATATATGTAAATAATATCTCCTATTTCAATATTCGCGGATTGTTTCCATTCTATTCTTTTAAATTCATTAAAAGCTTCAATTACATTATATTTATTTAGATTTGCAGGGATTAGCCATTCAGTCATTATGTTCTCCAAAATAATATATATTACAATTATGATATCAAATAATGTATTTTAATATAGATACCTAATTGCTAGTATAGCATATTTATTTTAATCGATATTAATTTTTTTAGTATTAATTATAAAAGTTTTGATTTTTAGTATTTTAAATTAAATTGATAAGGGAGTTTTATTATTCAATAAAGTTTAAATTATTCTCTTATAAATCCTTTAAAGCCTTTTGCTTTAAGTATTTCATCACATTTGTAAATATCATAACTACATCCATCCTTTAAGAAAAATTTGAATAATAATTTTTCAGCAGTATTACCAATGAGAGTTAATCCAGCTTTTTCAATAAAAGCTAGACTTACATCATAGGGGAGGTCCATTCCAATACACAATGCAACCATTGTTTCTAAAGTTGGAGATACACTTTCTCCAGTTCTAATTCTTTGAATTGTTTTTTCAGACACTTCAGATTTGTCAGCCAATTTTCTCTCTGTAATATTTACCCATTTCATAAGGGCTTTAAGTGATTTAGATAAACAATTATAAATGCAATCCAACCCCTCATTTATATAACTCTCACTTTCTATTATTGCTTGAGATTGCAAGACAATATTATTGTTTACTTTTTCATCAAATTCTACTTTATACTTAATTCCAGAATTTATATCTCTGCATAGTATACATTTTTTTGATAAGGTTTTTCCTTTACTTGAATTACTTGTATTAATATCAAATTTTAAGCAGCACTCATCAACATTTAATCTTGCATATTCGGTTAGTTCTTGAGTGCTTTTCTCTATATATTTTGAATCATTTAAACATAGAAATGAATTAGTATAAATCAATTTCCCTTTCTCAATTAACTTATTTAAATCAGGATTTTTCATCGCTTCAATAATTAAATCTTCAATTCCAATAGAAAAGGTTTGATTATCTAATAAAGCTTTTTCATTATAGGCAAAGGGCTTAATATATTTATTATCTATATAATTAAAGGCTCCTCGTGCAATATTATATCCACATTCTATTAATCTAATCTTAGCTGATTGTCTTGAAATGTTAAAAAAACTAGAAAGATCATCTATTATATTTTCTATTGAATCTAAAATTAAACTACTAGAAGAAATTGAATCATATTTATTACTATATTCCCTAAATTTTTTAATTAACATTTCTCTTGGCGCCTGAACTCTAGGTGTAAGTTCATTAGCTTGCCATTCAATATACGATTCTTTTGTATTTGAAGTTTTCATTTTCCCATCTACGAAACAAGCAATTTTATTTAAATCCTTATTATATATTTTTTCAAATTCAAAAGCTTTTTTGTGTAACTCCCAATGAATACATTCATGAATAATCGTATTGTTAAAAGAACCTAGATTTCTAAGATAAAATACAGATGGGTCTACAAGAATTGTACCTTTTTTAAAATCCTTTATTTGCTCTTTATTATTATCCCAAATGTTTAAAGAGCACTCCTCAAATAAAATTGAACCAAAAATTGAGTAATCATTAGAAAGCTTATGTTGTTCTATCGTTAAGCCCATTTTCTCTGCGATAGAAAATGGGTTTATAGCTTTTGGTTCATTGAGGGGATCTGGTTGATATTTTTTTAAAAAAGCGTTTGCTATGTCATCTAGTTGTGTTTTTTTTATTAAAGGTACTAAATCATCAGATAATTTATTATTACTTATAGATTGTTCATCAAAGGTGTAAATTTCATCTAATTGAATATTCTTTAGCTTATCTGAAATACTGCCTGTACCCTTTATTGTAAACCATTGATGAATTTCCTCTTCATCCTCATCACTGTACTTTGATGTTCCATTTGCCCAAAAACAGGATTTAACTATTATTTCAAAAGAAATATATTTTCCTGGTAAGTCATTTACTCCAACTTTGATTATTTCTGATGTATCATATTCTATATTTAATATTTTAATTAATTTATTTGATTTTATACAATTTCTGTTATTTAAGAAGTATTTTTCTACATAATTATTTATTTTTGTTGAATAGTTTTTAATTATGAAATTTTTAAATGAGGGTCCTTTTGTCATCCTTCCTCCTAAGTTAATTAAAAATAATAACGTATATGTCATTAGACAATTATTTTTTAAATTTTTTAGACATATAAAGTCCGTTTTTTTCTTTATTTTTAAGCTTAAATAAGCTTAAAAGTTTTTTTTCTCTATTAAAATTCAACTTTTCTTCGGACATACGAAGTCCATCACAAGTCCTCAGATAAATATTAATATCCCGATTGTAGTGTAACTACATATGGATATGAGTTGGTCATCTGCAGAGCTATTCCGGCTTCTTATATCTAAAATTATTTAACTGTTAGCCAACGGAAGGTGAGCAGTCTGAGATGGAGTTAATCCATTGAAGACGATTGCTTTTCATTGGCTATTTGTCTTTGGTGCCTTTCTCCCTCTCATGTGGAGAAAAAGATGGCAAATCAAAGAAAATCAAAGTCAAAAAATGAACCAAAGTATGTTTATCAATTAGTTGATGGGACTCGTTATGAAATTGATACTAAAGAAAATAATGAATTAGTAACAATATTAAAAGAAATGGATAAGAGGAATCGTTTATCTGAAAGATATGAGAGAGAAGCCCATGACCCATTATTTGATTATTATCAAAATCAATATCACTTGTACCCTTCAAATTTTTTTGATTCCCCAATAGATAGTATTCAAGATAAAAATTCTTCAGTTGAAGAAATATTATTTCCAGAACCAAAAATTCCAATGTTAAGTGATAAAGTCAAACCTCTTATCCCCCTGTTAAAAGAAAGTCAACAGGACCTTTGGTATTTGTTATGTGAAGGTTTTAAAATTGTTGATATTGCAAAAAAATTCAATATAAGTCCTGAAGCAGCTAGAAGCAGAATTCGAAAAATGCATACAAAAATCAAGAAATTATATCAAGAAAAATATGGTGATTTATAGGAATAATAAAATTTTATTTTCAAAGGGGTACTCCTTTTCGGTGAATGATAGAGGAGGGGGTAACTCTCCTCCTGGATTAAATCCAGTAATAATTAAGGAGAAGTACATGATTCATAAAGTACAAATTAATGTAGCAGAGGCTAATGGAAAGAATCAAAGAGTGCTAAGTAGCCGATTTAAGCGAATTTCAAATAGGTTCTTGCACTTTTTATTTGGTGATTATAGCCAAGTTTTGATTTTAAAACCTGGGAAATCAATTCAAGCAATTGAAATAAAAGAGATTGAAGGAGAGTTATTAAATGCAAACTAAAGAACAGCTAATTAATATTTTAAATGAAACAAATAAATTATTCGAGTTGTGTGTTGGCTTGTTAAATAACCTTATTGACTCTAAAGAATCAGTTGAAAGTACAGTTAAAGTAACTAATCTTCAAATAGAAGAAGTTGAAAAACCAATTTTAAAATTAGAAGATGTTAGAAAAGTTTTAGTTGCTAAATCTAGAGAAGGTTATACAAAACAAGTTAGAGATTTATTAATAAAATATGGTGCTGATAAATTATCAGAAATAAACCCTAAGAATTATCAACTTCTTCTTGAAGAAGCCTCTTGCTTAGGAGCTACTCTTGAAATGATAAAAGAAGAGTTGGATAAGAAAAAAGCTTTTTCAAATACCTTTGATGAAATTTATAAATATCATAGTGCAACTTGTTTAGAGGACTTGAAAGAAGAATACTATCCAGGCTTTTTAAGAGATATAAAGAGGTTAGGTAATGAGTAAACATTCTCTATTATCCCCATCTTCTTCTAAAAGATGGTTAGAATGTCCTCCTTCAGCAAGACTTACAGAAAAGATTAATGATGAAACAAGTGTTTATGCAAGAGAGGGTACTGATGCTCATACTCTTTGTGAATATAAGGTGAATAGGGCATTAGGTCTTAACGTTGAAAACCCAATAGAAAATTTATCCTTTTATGATGAAGAGATGGAGCAATCTGCTGAAGAATATATGCTATTCGTTCTTGAAGCATATCAAGAGGAAAAAGATAATGATCCAGTTATTATTACTGAGCAAAGGCTTGATATTAGTAACTATGTCCCTGATTGCTCAGGTACTGGGGACTGTTTAATTATTGCAAATAGAACTCTTCATATTATTGATTTTAAATATGGAAAAGGTATTGAAGTAACAGCAGAGAACAATACTCAAATGATGTTATATGCCTTAGGTGCCTTAGATATGTTTGAAAGTATCTATGAGATTGAAAATATAAATATGACAATATTTCAACCAAGACTTTCAAATATTAGCACTTCATCAATAACAGTAAGTCAAATTAAGCAATGGGCTAATGAGTATCTAAAGCCTAGAGCTTTATTAGCTTATGAGGGTAAAGGTGAAATGCAAGCAGGCGCCTGGTGTAGATTTTGCAAAATAAAAGCTACTTGTAGAAAAAGAGCTGAAAAGAATATGCAATTAGCAGCTTATGATTTTAAGAAACCACCTTTAATTTCTGATGAGGAAGTAATTGAAATTTTAAAGCAGGTTGATGAAATAAGTTCTTGGATTTCAGATATTCAGGGGTACGCCTTTTCGGTGTTAAGTGGAGGTGGCACCCTTAAGGGATTTAAATTAGTTGAAGGAAGATCCAATAGAAAATATTTAGATGAAAAAGCCGTAATAGAAACTGTCAAAAAGGAAGGCTTAGACCCCTATGAGCATAAGGTTTTAGGAATTACTGCAATGACAAAATTATTAGGCAAGTCAAAATTTGAAGAGCTTTTAAAACAATATATTTATAAACCAAAAGGAAAACCTACACTTGCGCTGGAAAGTGATAAAAGACCAGCACTAGAAATAAATGATTTTAAAAATGACACGGAGGAAAAGTAAATGTCAAAATTAGAAAACCCAACAAAAGTAATTACAGGGAAAGAAACAAGATGGTCCTACGCAAATGTATGGGAGCCAAAATCAATTAATGGTGGAACACCAAAATATTCAGTTTCACTTATTATTCCAAAATCTGATACAGCTACAATAAATAAAGTTAAGTCTGCAATTGTAGCTGCATACAAAGAAGGTGAAGCAAAATTAAGAGGCAATGGGAAATCCCTTCCAAAATTGGAATTAATTAAGACTCCTTTGAGAGATGGAGACATTGAAAGACCTGATGATAGTGCTTATGAGAATTCCTATTTCATAAATGCAAATAGTGCAACAGCACCTGGTATTGTAGATGTTGATTGTAATCCTATATTTGATAGGTCTGCTGTGTATTCAGGAGTATATGGAAGAGCTTCAATTACTTTTTATGCTTTTAATTCTAATGGGAATAAAGGTATTGCTTGTGGACTTCAAAACCTTCAATTAATTAGAGAAGGGGAACCTTTAGGTAGTAAAGCCTCAGCTGAGAGTGATTTTGCTACTGATGAGGAAGATGACTTTTTAGCTTAAAAAAAATAGGGCTGTCTTTATAGGCAGCCTTTGATAAATGAAAATGATATTCAATAATATAATATCACAAAATTGTTTATATTAGATGTACGTATACTAAATTTGAAGGATATGACCTTCCATAGTCTTGTAATTCAAAATAGAATGTTAATCCTAAAAAAGCAGTTATAGAATATCTATAATTAATAGCAAGTGGACTTGTATCATAATCCTTTATTAAATAAAAAGCTTTTGAATCAACCCCAGTTTCTATTTGTAAATTATTTGTAATTTTATACCTAAGAGTTATTTCACCCCCAACTCCTAAATACCAATTATCAAATTCAAACCATTTATTATAATTGCTAACAGCCATATAAGGTGATGTAAAAAGATTTAAATTTTCAAAAAGCTTATATTTATAGGTTAATCCTAAATCTAAAGCTAATAAACTAAGGTCTTCGAATCTACAAAAAGTATCTTTTACAAAGATTCCATTATTTTTAGCCGGAAATAAAAAGCTGTATGCTAAATTATATTCTAAACAATAATTAGTTGAAGGTTGATTCTCTAAGGCTTTACTTTCTAATGTCGGTGAGATTCTATACGTTATATAATTTTCATAAATTTTTGATTCTTTGCTATCTGAATTAGTAGTAGCAAATATTGGGGTTATAGTTATAAATATTACTAAAAATAAGATGCATTTCTTTTTCATTTTAAACCTCTAATTTAAATATTTATAAACTAATATAATATATACTTTAATTTTATTAAATATAAAAAAATAGTTTTATTTTGAAAAGGTTTTATAGTTTATTAAAAAAAATTATTGCTGTCAAAAAAAAGGGTACTCCTTTTCGACTATAGATAGGAGGCGTTAATGATTAATAATAAAAATCTAATTAAAACACTATCTTGTGATCTAGAGACATATTCATCTATCAATCTTTTTAAATCAGGTGTTTATAAGTATTGTGAATCAGATGATTTTGAAATTTTACTATTTGCATACTCAATAAATGGTGAAGCAGTTCAAGTTGTAGATTTGGCAAGGGGTGAAAAAATACCCTTAGAAATAATATCAGCTATTCAAGATGAAAAAGTAATTAAATGGGCATATAATGCAATGTTTGAAAGGATTTGTCTTTCAAAGTATATAGGGTACCCTATAGGTAAATATTTACCCCCAACTTCCTGGAGATGTACCATGATATGGTCTGCATATCTTGGACTTCCTTTATCTTTAGAAGGTGCTGGTGATGTTTTAGGTTTAGATAAGCAGAAGTTGAAAGAAGGAAAAGAGTTAATAAGATATTTTTGCATTCCATGCAAACCTACAATAAAAAATGAAGGTAGAACTAGAAATTATCCAACAGATGATATAGAGAAGTGGGAGAATTTTGTAAAATACAATATTAGAGATGTAGAGGTTGAATTAGGTATAAAAAATATATTATCTAAATTTCCTGTTCCAGATTTTGTTTGGGATGAATATCATGTGGATCAATTAATAAATGATACTGGTGTTTTACTTGATATGGAATTTGTTCAAAATGCCATTGAAATTGATGCTAAATCTAAAATTGAAATTACAAATAAAATGATAAATATTACAGAACTTGAAAATCCAAACTCTGTAGTTCAAATGAAAAATTGGTTAAATGAGAATGGGTTAAAAGTTGAATCATTAGGTAAAAAAGAAGTAAAGGCATTAATTGAAAAAGCACCACCTCATCTTCAAGAAATATTAGAGTTAAGGCTTCAATTATCGAAATCTTCTATAAAAAAATATCAAGCAATGCAAAATACTGTTTGTGCTGATAATAGAGCAAGAGGGATGTTTCAATTCTATGGTGCTAATAGGACTGGTCGGTTTGCTGGCCGAAATATCCAATTGCAGAACCTAGTGAGAAATAAACTAGAAGATTTACAAGAAGCTAGAGATCTTGTTAAAGATAAAAATACAGAGGCTTTAAAGCTTTTATATGAAGATATCCCAGATACTTTATCTCAACTAATCAGAACAGCTTTTATTGCAGGTAAGAATAAAAGATTTATAGTAGCTGACTATTCGGCTATTGAAGCTCGAGTTATAGCTTGGTTTGCAAATGAAAAATGGCGATTAGATGTTTTCAAAAATGGTGGAGATATTTATTGTGCATCTGCTTCAAAGATGTTTAAAGTCCCTGTTGAAAAGCATGGAGTAAATGGACATCTAAGGCAAAAAGGTAAGCAGGCAGAGCTGGCTTGTGGATATGGTGGATCTGTTGGTGCTTTAAAAGCGATGGGGGCAATTGAACTTGGTTTAAAAGAAGAAGAATTGAAACCTTTAGTAGATGCATGGAGAGTTGCTAATCCAGAAATTGTTAAATTTTGGTGGGCTGTTGATAATGCTGCAAAAAACGCAGTAAAAGAAAAAACATCAGTAACAACATATGGAATAAAGTTTTTTTATCAAAGTGGAATTCTTTTTATAAAACTTCCGTCAAACAGAACACTTTCATATATAAAACCTCGAATTGGAGTTAACCAGTTTGGAGGGGAATGTATTACCTATGAAGGAATTGATTCTACTAAGTCGTGGAGTAGAATTAATACTTATGGACCTAAAATTGTGGAGAATATTGTTCAGGCTACAAGTAGAGACATTTTGTGTTATGCAATGAAGAATTTATCAAAATATAAGATTTGTATGCATATTCACGATGAAGTCGTCATTGAAGCTCCAAAAGAAATAACTGTTAAAGAGATTATTGAAATAATGACAATAACACCTCCTTGGGCTAAAGGCTTGCTATTAAATGCAGACGCATATGAAACAGAATTTTATAAAAAGGATTAAACATGGATAAATATAATAAAGAAGGTTATTTGGATTTAACTCCATACTTAGCTTTGAAAAATCACTACTATCCAATAGTATATATTTGCTCCCCTTATGCTGGAGATGTTGAAAATAATATAATTAATGCAAAGAAATATAGTAGATTTGCAATCAATAAAGGATATATGCCTATTGTGCCACATTTACTGTATCCTCAGATATTAAATGATAGTAATAAGAGTGAAAGAAAAATAGGTTTGTTATTTGGAAATATCCTAATGGATAGATGTTCAGAAATTTGGGTTTTTGGAAATTATATAAGTGAAGGAATGAAAAAAGAGATAGAGAGAGCAAAAGTTAAAAAATATACTATTAGGTATTTTGATAACTTTTGCAATGAACTGTAAAAATTTAAAGGCTAGGCTTTTGCTGAAACTGAAGCTTGGCCTGCTTTATAAGCTTTTTCTAGGGCTTCTTTAATGCTCCAAATTGAGCATTCATAAAAGTCTAGGCTATCACTATTTCTTGTTTCTAGTGTTTCAACATGTAGTTCATCTTTTGCAATTTTTTCAATTTCTTTTTTCATTTTTTATCCTTCCTTATGTTTACATAGTAACTCTAAAAGGAATAAATATCCAGTTGTATTTCATTTTATTTCTTTATAATGTAAAGAATTATCGAAAATAAAACGAGTTTATTTTGGCTCTGATGGAAGGCTTATAATGTTTATTTATAGTAATTCATAAGCTCTTTGAATGTTAATTTAATTCCGCAATCGTCTAATGCTTGTTTTCTTTCATTAAAAAGTTTTTTTAATATTGTTTTTTTATCTTCAATTCTTCCATAATGAATCAAATTGTGACAATGACTACATAAAGAGACAATATTTTCTTCAATATCTAAACTCCATTCAAAATCACTTTGATTACTAATTGGAATTAAATGATGTGGTTCTGTATAATTATAGTTATTTCTCTTTCTTAAAAATAATCTGTCATTTGGGTCATATTCACATTTAAAATTAGCTATCCTTAAAGCAGTAGCTGCAATTTTTGGGTTCCTCTTGGGAATGCTTCTGTTAGTAGTTTGAGAAATAGTATATTCAGGTCTTCTAAATCTTCTTTCCCAAGTAGGAGATGATGATTGTTCATCAATATTTTCTTCGATAGTTTGGTGTTCTAAATTGTTATAATTATCAAGTTCTCTTTCTTCATTAATTACATTTAGTATTGATTGTTTTAGTTTCTTTAATTCTAATATGCTATCTTCCGTATCTTGTATGTTAATAGCTTTATCAATCAAAAATAGAGCATAATGATGTGGTAGTATAGACATATACTGTTGTTTCCCATTTCCATTTTTATCAAATGGTCCATCACTATCAAAGTTTGAAATTATCCAGGGTTTATATTCTGTAACTAATAAAGGTTTATTTAGTTCATAGTAGTTAGTATTAATTCTATAACCTATATAATTCCATCTTTGACTAGTTTCTGAAAATTGTTCAGGGATATTTGAATCAAAGCAATCTGTCATTGCCGTGCTTATTGCCTTTAAATATCCATTTGCATTGTGAAAGATAAAATCTCCTTTCTTAATTAAAGTCATTGTTGAATAACCTTTGTTATTGCTCCCATTCTTTGTTTTTTGAGGAGAGAATACTAAATTTAAGTTTTTTTCCTCTTTATAATTATCTCCTTGAAAAACATAAAATAATCTCATATAAAGCCTTCCTTCTATTTTATTTTTGACTTCCGATTATTAAATTATCAATTATTTTAAGAGGATATGTGTCCCATTTAAATTCTTTATCATTTTCTTTTAACCATTTTTCAATTAAATTTTGTATTTCATTATTCATTAGTATTGGATAATAAAAATCTATATGAATTTTTTTAAATAATTTCCACTGATATTCAATATCTCCAGAAATGTATTGTTTGTTAAATAAAAAATTAAGTGTATATCTGCGATCAATAGGAGCAAAGAGGTGAGGAAATAAATGGGTCATAACTTTTGAATTCCCTACAAGATATACTTTCGATTCCATTATATTTATATCATGAAAAATTGTTCTTGCTAATTCCCAACCTTCTGAATTCGGTGTTAACATATCTTCAAGTTTTATTTTTGATAATTTAACAATTTTATCTTTCAAAGAGTCTAGACTGTTAGTAAATATATCATATTCAACCATTTTTGCCCCTTTAGGGCCCATTCTATGCATACCCCATGAAACTAGGGTTGCGTAAATTAGTTCATTATTATCTAAGCAGTCAGAATGAGAGTTTATAGTCTTCCTGTGAAAATAAAGAGATGGACCTGTAAAAGGCGAGTTTGAATAAAAGTTATCATGATACTTTTCTGCGTTATTAATTATATTGTTTACTTTTTTGGAATAAACAGGAGAAGTTATCTTTTTCATTAAATATTTCCTTTTAGTTTTTTTTAATAATAGCATTTAAATATCCTTAAAACAAATATAAATTTATTTTTAAAAGTTGAAGTTAGTTTTGCATAATCAAATTAAAGAGTTGTTGCTTATTTATTTTAACTATTCATATTTAGAAATAATAAACGAATTAATTAATGTTTTTAGAGAAAAAAATAGGGAGAAAGTTTTTTCGGTAATAGTTGTTTTGCAAAGAAAGGGTCTAATAAGACTACTAGTTTTGAAGATCTTTGCAAAAGATTAGAAACACTATAAAAACATCTGTCACAAAAGATTCTATAGCAATTTGAGTTTCAATTATTTATATTAATATCATAACAATTTTAAGGAGTTCTACATGGTCCCAAAGGTATACGAAATGGTGAATAATATTTATAAGGCTTTTATGTCTGATTTATATTATATTGATAATGAGAAAGATAAAGCAAAAATGAGACAAAAAATACATAGATTAAGTAAAGAAAATGGTTCTTTGTCTCATAATTTTGAAGAGGTTCATCAAGAATATAAGGAATTAGTAAATCAAAATTTTAAAACAAAAAGAGTAAGAGTTTATTTAGATAATTTATTTTTATTTATAATTAACTATTATCAAAATTTTATTGTTTCTAATTATACAGTTTATGAGAAAGAATATACAATGCTTCGATTTTGGTCTAATTTAAACACAGAAATATGTGAGATGTGTTTTGTTGAAGGTGGTAATTTAGCAAATGATGATCATTATTTAAATCTTTCTATTAATAAAGATATTGAAAAATTAGAAAGCTATGATTTTATTTTATATAAAACTATTTTAGTATTGGATAATATTGTTCCAAATACTGCCTTTTATAATGTAATAACAATTATTAGAAAGTTATTTTCAATAGAATCTGATAATAAATTAGCAGATGAAATAAGTAAAGATAGAAAGGTTTTAGACAATTGGAAAAATAAAAAAGTTTTACCAAATAATTTTATTGAAATAAAAGAATCCTTTAATAAACTTTTTAGAAAACATAATTTATCAGAAGAGAAGACTGATGAATTAAATTACTTGTTATATATTTCCTTAGCGTTTTCTAGATTAGATAAAATTTCAAAAGAAGATACTAATAGTAGTATAAAATTTTATGAAAATTTTGATTTTGAAAATAGGACTAAGTTTAAAATTTATTTAGATAATAAAAATTATCCAATTTCAGGACAAGTTGATGAAATGCTTAAATTTCTTCCTCGATTAAGACAATACCCAGGTGATAGTGTAAATAAAATGCGTAAAGATCGTTTTTGTGAAGAATTAGAAAAAGGTGATAGTGTAATGGATCCTTTTAAAAATTATTATATAGGATATTATTATTATATGAGTGAAAATGATTATGCAAAAGCTAAGGAATACTTTGAAAAAGCCTTTAATGAAGGAAGATATTCTTTAGGACCTATATGTATCCCTTTTGTATTAGAATTAATGCATTGTTGTAGAATAGGAAATGATGAAAAAACATTTAACAAAGTATACGATTGGAATAATTTTATTATTGGAAGAAATATATTAGATTTTGAAACTGATGAAAAAGTAACAAAAGAAAAAGTTTGGGAAAAATTAGATACATTAACTCCTGTATTATTTCCAACCGGAGCTTAAAACTTTTATTCAAAAATTAATTTTTTTATAAAAAATATAGTGATTTATATTTAATAAAATAATACTTGCTAAGTAAAAAGTATGCGTTATAATTTGTTTATAAAGCAAATGTCTTAATAGGAAGAATTCCTATAGCTTTATACTTAGAGAAATATAACCTTGTTGTTTGTGGTTGTATTTGTCCTTTATATTTTTTGCTTGAGGTGCGTTTTCGCACCTCATTTTTTTCATTATATAAAGGGTACGCTTTTTTGTTTATAGATAGAGGAACGGTATTTGTCCTCAATCAATTAACCGAGGAGTGTAATATGCGAGATTTACCTATTGCATATGGGAACAGTTGTTTTGCAAAGAAATGGTCTAATAAGACTATTAGTTTTGAAGACCTTTGCAAAAGATTAAAAACAACTATTAGAACCACTGAAACTCAAGAAGAGTATCCTGCTCTTCCTAAGAGAGAAAAAGATAGAATAAAAGATAAAGGTGGATTTGTTGGTGGTCTATTAAAAGATAATAGACGAAAAAGAGAAAACATAGTTAGCAGATCTATGTTAACGCTTGATGCAGATAATGCATCAGTTGAGTTAATAGCTAACTTTGAAAATCTTTGTGAGTATAGAGCAGCTCTTTATACAACTCACTCACATCAACCTGTATCCCCTAGATGTAGAATTATTATACCATTAACTCGAGATGTAACTCCTGACGAGTATACAGCCATTTCTAGATACTATACACGGAAGTTAGGTATAGATATGTTTGATGAATGTTCTTATAGACCGCATCAATTAATGTATTGGCCAACAACTCCATCAAATGGAGAATTTATATTTAAAGAAGTTAAAAAAGAATGGTTAAATCCTGATTTGTTTTTAGCTGTTTTTCCTAACTGGCGAGATTGTACTCTTCTTCCAACTTCTAGTAGAGAAAGCTCTGTTTATAAACCATCAAGTAAAAAGCAAGAAGATCCGTTAGAGAAGAAAGGAATAGTGGGAGCTTTTTGTAGAGCTTATGGAATTGAAGAAGCAATAGCTAAGTTTATTCCGGAGGTTTATGAACCTTCAATTGTAGAAGGTAGATATGATTATATTCCAGCTGATTCCAGTGCTGGTGTTATTATTTATGATAATAAGTTTTCCTTTTCTCATCATGCAAGTGATCCAGCTTGTAATAAATTATTAAATGCATTTGATTTAGTTAGAATTCATAAATTTGGACACTTAGACAATGCTATTGATGATTTAAATACAAAAAGTCCTTCTTTTGTTGAAATGAATAGCTTTGCAATTAATGATGAAAAAGTTAAAAAAATAATTACAAAAGAAAAAATAGAAGATGCGGGCCTTGAATTTGATGATAGTGATGATTGGTATAAAAATCTTGAAATAAATAAAAGTGGTAAAATTTTAGAAACCTTAGATAATTTTGTTTTAATATTGAGAAATGATAAAAAACTAATAAATATTAAATTTAATATTTTGAGTAATTCAATTGAGGTTGTAGGTAATGTGCCCTGGGAGCAGAAAAAACCTGGGTGGAGTGACACTCACTTTTCTCATCTCAAAGTATATCTATCAAAAGTCTATAATATTTATTCACCAATTAAACTAAAAGATGCATTAATCGCAGTAGCAGATGAAAGGGCTTTTCATCCAGTAAAAAATTATTTTATTAATTTACCCAAGTGGGATGGCATTGAGAGAATAGAAACTTTATTTATCGATTATCTTGGGGCTGAAGATTCACTTTATACAAGAGCCGTAGCAAGGAAAACCTTAATAGCTGCAGTAGCAAGAGTTTTTGAACCAGGGATTAAGTTTGATAGTGTTCCAATTTTAAATGGTCCTCAGGGAATTGGGAAATCGACCCTATTTTCTAAATTAGGTGGTAAGTGGTTTTCGGATAGTTTAACTCTAACTGATATGAAAGATAAATCTGGACCTGAGAAACTTCAAGGATATTGGATATTAGAACTTGGTGAACTTGCTGGTATGAGAAAAGTAGATATTGAAAGTGTTAAATCTTTTATTTCCCGTAATGATGATAAGTATCGACCAAGTTATGGAGTTAATGTTGAAAGCCATCTTAGACAATGTATTATTGTTGGAACTACTAATGCACAAGATGGCTTTTTAAGAGATATCACAGGGAATAGAAGATTTTGGCCTATAACAGTAACAGGAGATTGCATAAAGAAACCTTGGCATTTAAACGATGATATTATCGCACAAATTTGGGCAGAAGCTCTTATCTTTTACTTTATCGGTGAGAATTTATTTCTTGAAGGTGAAGTTGCAACTCTTGCTCAGTCTTATCAAGGTGATGCTATGGAAACTGATGAAAGAGAAGGTTTAATTAGAGCTTATCTTGATACACCAATTCCTGAAAAATGGGATGAGTTTGATATTGGACAAAGAAGAGATTATTTAGCTGGTTTTAACAATGGGGAAGGCGTTCTTCGAGATAAAGTATGCAATCTTGAAATATGGAGTGAATGTTTAGGTAAAAATCCTTCAGATTTGAGAATGTCTGATTCCTATGCAATCGCAAGTATTATGAAAAAGATTGAGGGCTGGGAAAAAAGTGGTAGAACTAATTTTCCTATCTATGGTCGTCAAAGATTCTATAAAAGACTTCAACCTGCAAAATGTTAGAAAAAGATATTGAAAAACAATTAGTTAATGAAACTAAAAGAATGAGAGGTCTAGCTCTTAAGTTTACTAGCCCTGGCTTTGTTGGTGTGCCTGATAGATTGGTACTTCTTCCAGGGGGTAAATTAGCCTTCGTTGAAGTTAAAAGAGAAGGTGAAAAACCAAGACCAATTCAAATCTCAAGACATAAATTATTAAGAAAATTAGGGTTTAAGGTTTATGTTCTTGATTCAAAAAAACAAATTAAGGAAATATTAGATGAAATATATACCTCATAAATATCAAGCTTATGCTATAGATTTTATAGAGCAAAATAACATTGCAGCTGTTCTACTTGAAATGGGTTTAGGCAAAACTGTGATTACTCTTACAGCCATAGATAATTTACTTTTTGATTATTTTTTAGTTCATAAAGTATTAATAATTGCTCCATTACGAGTAGCTAGAGATACCTGGCCAGCTGAAATAATAAAATAGGATCATATAAACGAAATATCCTATTCTATTGTTGTTGGGACTTTGGATGAAAGACTTGCTGCATTAAATAAAAGAGCTGATTTGTATATTATAAATCGAGAAAATGTCCAATGGTTAATTAATGAAATTAAGTTTGATTATGACATGGTTGTAATTGATGAATTATCATCTTTTAAAAACCATCAAGCTAAAAGGTTTAAATCTCTAATGAATGTAAGACCAAAAGTTGATAGGATTGTTGGACTTACTGGAACTCCTGCTAGTAATGGATTAATGGACCTTTGGGCTCAATTTAAATTACTAGATATGGGAAAGAGACTAGGTAAGTTTATAACTGCTTATAGAAATGAATACTTTGTTCCAGATAAGAGAAATGGTCAAATAATTTATAGTTATATACTCAGAGAAGGTGCAGAAGAAAGAATCTATAAAGCCATAGGTGATATTACTATATCAATGAAAGCTGAAGATTATCTAACTATGCCTGATTTAATAAATACTACCTTTTTCGTTCATTTGAATCCTCAAGAAACAAAAATATATAAGGATATGAAAAAGAAGTTATTGATTGAGTTAAAAGATGTTGAAATAACTGCTGCCAATGCTGCAAGTCTTAGTGGAAAATTATCACAAATGGCGAGTGGAGCTATTTATGATAATGATAAAAACATAATTAACCTTCATGATAGAAAACTTGATGCGCTAGAAGATATTATCGAAGCAGCTAACGGTAATCCTATTTTAGTAGCTTATTGGTTTAAACATGATCTTGATAGAATAATAGATAGGTTATCTAGGCTTAAATTAAACTATTCAACTCTTTTTAAAACAGAACATATAGAAAAATGGAATAAAGGCGAATATCAAATTGGACTAATTCATCCTGCTTCCGCAGGTCATGGATTGAACCTTCAATTTGGTGGTTATAACCTAGTTTGGTTTTCTATTCCCTGGAGCTTAGAATTATATCAACAAACCAATGCAAGATTATATCGACAAGGTCAAAAATCAAATATTGTAGTTATTCAACATATTGTTACCAAGGGAACAATAGATGAGAAGATATTAACTGCACTGTCAAGTAAAGATAAAGTTCAATCAGCATTAATTGATGCTGTAAAAGCTGATTTAAAAGGAGTTCTAAATGAGAGCATATAGACTTCTAGTGGCAGCAATTACAGTTAGGGCAGTCGAGGATTATAAAAAGGCTTTAAGGCAGCTAGATAGCAATCCAACTTATGAAGATGCAATTAAAACAAAGAAGGAGATAGAGACCTTTTTTGAGAGTGATTGGTTTAAATTTTTATGTGAAATTAACGATGTAAGTAGAATATTAAAAAAGGAGAACATACTCAATGACAAATAAAGAATTTTTATCTAGAGCTTTTTATTTGGAGAGACAAATCAAATCTAAAGAAAATCAATTACAATATTTAAGAGCTCATGCAATATATGTAACTCCATCAATTTCAGATATGCCTAATTGTAGTGTAACTGAAAAATCAAGAATGGAAAAAACTTTATTAACGATAATGGAATTAGAAGATTATATAAATAAAGAGATAATAAAGCTTATTGGTTTAAAAGAAGAAATTGAGAGTGCTATTAAAGCAATAAACAATATATCCTGTGAGACAATATTGGAGATGAGATATCTTGAATATTTGAGTTGGCAAGAAATAGCAATAAGACTTAATGTGTCTCAAGACCATGTGTATTATTTGCATAGAAAAGCTATACGATTGGTTAAAATATAATCTTAATATTAATATTTTTATTTATTAAAATATTTTTGTATGTTACCTTTTTATTAGAGGTGGCAATATATGAATTCTTTTAACTTTATAGAATATTATAATAATGTGTTTATTCTTGTATTTGTAGTTTATACAGCTGCAAATACTTTTTTAATTGGTTGGTTAGCAAATAAAAAAGGATATTCTGTTTCTTCTTGGATGATTTTAGGTTTTTTATTTGGGGTTTTTGCTTTAATTACTTTAGGGTTTGCCCCAAATCAAAAAACTGAAGATTTTTTACAAGAAATATTTAAATTATTAAAAACTGAAAATAAAGAAAATATAAATGCTTCTACTAAAACAAATAATAGTGGTTCTGTTAACCAAAATATTTCTTATAAAACAAATGATAATGACTTTATTAAACAAAAGGATTGTCCAAAAGAAAATAAAAAATATAGTGAAAATGATGAAAGAAATAAACCTTACCATATTTTTCTTTCTGATAAGCAAAGTAAAGAAAATAACTTGACTCTTAAAGAAGAAGTTTTATTGAGTTATTATCAATTTAATGATTTAGAAGAAGAAAAACAAACAAAATATGTAGATTCTATAAAAAATAAAATTAATCTTGAAATTGATACTAACAAAAAGAAGGAATATTACAAATATTTAGATTATTTAGGATATAGGTATTATAGAAGATTTCTATGAGTACTTATGGCCAAATATCAACATCAGCACCAGAGCCATCTTTTAAATATAATATCTCTCCAGTGTCATTAATTCCAAAACCTAGAGTTGAATGATTTAGAAATAAAGTTTCTCCAGCTTTGATAATTGTACCATTGCTAAAATTATGAGATGTTGGGTTGTTTTTATCACCTAGAGTCCAATCACTTATATCAATATCAACTGAATCATAATTCTTGAGTGTTACTGACTCATTTTCAGTTGGGGTTTTTACAACACTATATATTCTAATATCACCTGTTGTGGGATAGCCTGAAGAACCACCAGTGGCTGTAAATCCTGTGGTTTTAATCCAGTTACCAGATAAATCATCATCGCCTAGGTTTGTGATAAATTTAGCTGATATAGGCCTATGGTCTGACACTTCTAGGCTTGCTTGCTCATCATCATTAGAAAATAACAATTCATCAAATTTGTACATTTCATAAAAAGAATTATATTCTCTGTTCCAAGTACCAGAGTTAATCCAAAAATTATCGTAGCTACTAGTATCAGTTATTGTTGTTTTTAATGTAGGTTGTATTAGATTGTGGTAGGTTCCCATATCCCAGCTATAATCATCTGCTGGCATGTTGAAATCCCCTAGTAATATAATATCAGATTCACTACCATTTGCTGTATCTACTAAAGCAATTATATCATCCATCTTCATTATTTCTGCTCTTCTGTCATTAATGCTATCTCCAAAAATGGAGTGAATAGTTGTTAATGTAAAATCAAAATTAGATGCTTTGAAATGAGCAATAAAGGGTTCTCTAATTAGTAGATCATCAGGATCACTAAATAGATAAGAGGTTCCAAGTGGTTGAATAATATCTGAATTATAAAAGTAAGTGTATTTTTCTTTTACACCTCTTCCAGTTTTGTTGGAAATTATAGCATCCCATTCATCAGGTAATATATTGAGTAATCTATTAATTACTTCATCATCTCTAACTTCTTGAACTGCAACGATATCATATCTATCTATTATTGTAGCAATTTTTTGTAGTTCTGAATCATCTCGGCTATCATTAGATAAAATTCTAATATTCCAGCTAGCTAGTTTTATTGATTCTGTAGGTTGCGTATTATTTGGTATTGCATTAGTTATAGGGCAAGATATAAATAATAAAGATAGCACAATTAATATTGTAGCTTTAATGTGTTTCATAGAGTACCTCAAAAGTTTAGTTGCCTATCTATTATTTTAGTGGATATAAAAATATTATACAATTGGCAATAGATTGGAATGAGCAAATAAAAATATTAACAATTATTAGACTTGCCAATTTTATTAATTTATAGACAATTTATACATAGATTTTACATTTGCCTTTGGTGAAATATTCCAATTTGATAAGTCCCCTTTATAAAGAGATCCAACAAACATTCCACTAAAATCTTTTACATTTGAAACATTCCAGTTAGAAATATTTTCATAAAATTTTGAATGAGCGAACATTCCACTCATGTTTTCGACTTTAGAAACATCCCAACTATAAAGCTCCCCAGTAAAAGGCGTCCCCTCAAACATTAAACTCATATCAAGCACATTAGAAACATTCCATTTAGAAATATCTCCATTGAAATTGGACGAAGCAAATAATCCAAGCATGTCTTTTGTATTTAAAACATTCCATTTAGAAATATCCCCATTAAATTTTGAGCTACTAAACATTAATCTCATGTTTTCGACTTTAGAAACATCCCAATTTGAAATATTTTCATTAAAATGAGAATTCATAAACATATAACTCATATCAAGTACATTAGACACATCCCATTTTGATATATCTCTTTGAAATGTAGATTTACTAAACATTCCACTCATGTTTTTTACTCTTGAAACATCCCAGTTTGATATATTTCCATTAAAACAACTGCCAAAAAACATGCAGCTCATATCTTCAACATTTGAAACATCCCAGTTTGATATATTCCCAATAAAAGGAAAATTTATAAATAATCTGCTCATATCATAGATATTTGAAACATCAATGTAATTTAAATCTGCTTCTAAGCCTTCGTTTTGAATTGTTTTCAAAATTTCGTAATTTAGTTCTTCTAAACAATATACTATTACTTTTTTCACTTTTTAACTCCTTTTCATTTATTCATTTCTTCTAATAACCCAGATGTAATTATAGAAGCTGGCATTGCTATTAAAGCAATTCCAAATAAAGAAGAAATCATTGTAATTATTCTTCCTATAACTGATGTTGCATAAATATCACCATATCCAACAGTTGTTAATGAAACTGTTGCCCAATAAATTGCATCAAAAAAATTATTAAAGGTATCAGGTTCAACATTAAAAATTAATAGAGCAGTAATAAATATGTAGCCAAGAGCAAACAATCCAAAGGAAATTAGTGCATTTTTCTCTTTTTTGAATACTGCAACAAAGATTTTTACTTGTTTTGAAACTTTGAATATTTTTAATATTCGTAGTCCTCTGAATAACTTTGATAGTCTTAGAACTCTAAATATTTTAAAACTACTAGATAAAATATTAAATGAGGGTAAAATTGATAACAAATCTATAATTGCCCATCCAGTGAAAGGATAAATAAGATAAGATGCTAATCCTTTTTTAAGTTTAATATTAGCTGTTACTAGTCTTAATATATAATCAATTATAAATATGGAAACTGTAATATAATCAATATAAGTTAGAACTTTATATTCATTTTTGAATAATAAACTTAATAAACTCATAAAAATTATTATTAACATAAACCCATTATAAAATGGATTAAGTCTATTATTTGGATCTTCTAAAATATTATATAAACTTTTCATAAAAAACTCTCCATTGAATAAAAACATTATCATTATAAGGAAACTAAGTCAAAAGTAAGGATTAGTAGATTTTATTATAATTTAAAAACTTATTTTGTTATTCAATAATTTTGTTTAAGAAGTTAAAATTTTTATAATTTTAAAGGAGTATTTAAGGCATTTCATAAATTATTTTAATGAAAAAAAGCTGTCCAAAAAGTAAAAGAGTTGGATAATCATTAATTTTTGTTTTTTTAATTTGGTGGACGATAAGAAAAATAGGACAATTCATTTTTTCTTATCCCCTCACCTTGTCATTGAAATAATTCCTTATCAAACAGCTACTTAAACACCTAATGGTACAAGAGGACAATAATTATTATAAATAAGTATATATATATATAATAGTGGTAATAGTACTATATGTGTATGTATACCCCTATTATATATAAAGAGTAGGAATAATAAGTGTCCGTGCCCACTTGGCCACAAAAGAAATAAAGGGGTGAGTTGTATAAACAAAATTTCAGTTAAAGTAATTGAGGGTGGATTGTTTTAAAGCATGAGTGGTAAAAAATAAAAATTACAGTAAATAACAGTTGATTACAGTAGTATTTTTTAGTTACTCTAAAATTAGAAAAATATGTAAAAGGACCTGATGCAATTTGGGTTCTTTTTTTATGAGTGGTAAAAAATAAAAATTACAGTAAATAACAGTTGATTACAGTAGCATTTTTTAGTTACTCTAAAATTAGAAAAATATATCAAGAGGACTCAAAGCAATTTGGGTTCTTTTTTATGGGAAAATGAAATGCCTAAAAAACCTAAAAAGCCTTGTGCATATCCAGGATGTCCAAAATTAACGTATGGAAGGTACTGCGAGGAGCATGAGAAGTTAACAAGACAGCATTATGAAAAATATAAACGCAACCCTGAAACGAAAAAAAGATATGGTCCTCATTGGAAAAGAATACGAGATGCTTATGTGAAACAACATCCAGTTTGTGAGATATGTAAAAAACGTGGGATCAATACTCCAACACAAGAAGTTCATCATATTATCCCTTTAGCTGAAGGTGGTAGCAATGATTGGGATAACTTAATGGCTCTTTGCAAGTCATGCCATTCAAGACTTCATACATTAAATGGCGACAGATGGGGTTAATATGACATAACCTAGGGGAATATAAATCCTTGTAGGATAACAAATTACAACGAACACGGGCAATGACGCAGAAAAATTGGAATTCAAAGGGGGTATTAAACCCATTTTTAAGGTGGTAAGAGATGGCTAAGGATGGCACAAATCGAGGTGGAGCTAGAGTTGGTGCTGGTAGAAAACCAAAAGCACTTGCAACAAAAATAACAGAAGGAAAATCTGCTGTTGTATTTGATCTCCCTGATACTCCAAATTTAAATGGATTAGAAATGCCTCCTGTAAAAGATTACATGTTAGCTTTACAAAAAAGTGGTCTAGAGTTCTGTGCAAAAGATGTGTATAAGGACACTTGGAATTATCTTAAATCTAGGCGGTGTGAAGAAATAGTTAATCCACAGTTAATAGAGCAATATTCTATGAGTGTTGCAAGATGGATCCAGTGCGAGACAGCAATAAGTGATTTTGGTTTTCTTGCAAAGCACCCAACAACTGGTGCGGCTATTGCTTCTCCCTATGTTTCAATGAGTCGTGAATATATGAAGCAAGTTAACCAATGTTGGTTCCAGATATTCCAGCTTGTAAAAGAAAATAGCTCATCTGATTTTAAGGGAGCTAGCCCTCAAGATGATTTGATGGAGAGACTTCTTAATTCAAAGAAAAAATAAAAAAATCAAACAAAAGGAACTTTTCAAAGATGAAAAAACTAGTGACATCTGAATCAGTTTGCAAAGGGCATCCTGATAAATTATGTGATTTAATATCCGATACAATTCTAGATGCTTGTTTAGAAAAAGATAAAAATTCTAGAGTTGCTTGTGAAGTTCTAGCAACTGCGAATCACATAATTGTGGCTGGTGAGATAACCTGCAAAGTAAGAATTAATATAAAACAAACTGTAAAAGAAGTTTTATTAAATGTTGGCTATAATCCCAATGATTATAAAATATCCGTATATGTTCATAATCAAAGTTTGGATATTTCTGATGGTGTTGATTTGGCTTTAGAAGTTAGAAAAATTGAAGTAAAAAAACAAATAGAGTTAGGTGCTGGAGATCAAGGGACTGTAATTGGCTATGCTACAAATGAAACAAAAGAATTTTTACCTTTACCCTTAGTTAAAGCACACGCAATTTGTAAAAAATTAGATGTATGTATGAAGGATTTATCAATTTTTGGAATTGGTCCTGATGGAAAAGCTCAAGTTAGTATTGAGTATGATGGGGATATCCCTATAAGGGTTTCTACAATAGTAGTATCAGTTCAACACATTGAAGAGATATATGTTATTGAATTGAAAAAAGAAATAATTGAAAAAGTAATAAATCCAGTTTTTGAAGATTTTCCAATTGATATTAATACAAACATATTAATAAATCCTTCAGGCAAATTTGTGTTAGGAGGTCCTGCTGCAGATACAGGACTAACTGGTAGAAAAATAATCGTTGATACCTATGGTGGATTAGCAGCTCATGGTGGGGGTGCTTTTTCAGGGAAAGATCCAACCAAGGTTGATAGGTCTGCAGCTTATATGGCAAGAGCTATTTCAAAGAATATTGTGAAATGTGGATTTGCAAGTAAATGTCAAACTTCCATTTCTTACGCAATTGGTAAAGCTTATCCAGTAGCTTTAGAAATAAAAACATTTGGGACTTCTTGTATATCTGAAGCTATTTTAGAAGCTATAGTTTTAAACACTTTTGATTTAAGACCTTCCGCAATCATTAATGATTTAGACCTAAGAAATGTTAAATATTCAAAAACTTCGACTTATGGTCATTTCAATAATATAAAAAATAATACTTGGGAGTATTTTGATAAATCACAAGAATTAATGGAGATGTTTGAAAAATATGGAAATTGAGAAAAAGAATATAAATGAATTAATACCTGCCGATTACAATCCTAGAAAAGATTTGAAACCAGGTGATGTGGAGTATGAAAAATTAAAGAGATCAATAACTCAATTTGGTTATGTTGAGCCAGTTATTTTTAATAAAAAAACATCACAAGTTGTGGGTGGTCATCAAAGATTAAAAGTATTAAAAGATTGTGGTTTAAAAGAACTTGATTGTGTAATTGTGGATTTATCAATTGAGAAAGAAAAAGCCTTAAATATAGCATTAAATAAAATATCAGGTGATTGGGATAAAGAAAAATTAGCTTTATTAATAACAGATTTAGAAGGTGCTGATTTTGATGTATCTCTAACTGGTTTTGATACTGAAGAGATTGATGATTTATTTAAGGATAGTTTAAAAGATGGCTTAGAGGATGATGATTTTGATGTAGAAGATGAGTTGAAAAATCCTCTAATTACTAAAAAAGGTGATGTTTGGACCTTAGGAAAGCATAGGCTCATTTGTGGGGATAGCACAAAAGAAGAAACTTATAATCATTTAATGTGTGAAAAAAAAGCAAATCTTGTTGTAACCGACCCTCCATATAATGTTAATTATGAAAGTAACGCAGGTAAAATTCAAAATGACAATATGGATAATAATTCTTTCTATTCTTTCCTGTTGGCTGCCTTTGAAAATATAGAAAAATGCATGGCAATAGATGCATCCATTTATGTATTCCATGCTGATACTGAAGGTCTTAATTTTAGAAAGGCTTTTAACAATGCTGGTTTTTATTTATCAGGGACTTGTATTTGGAAGAAACAATCTCTTGTACTTGGTCGATCCCCTTATCAATGGCAACATGAGCCTGTTTTATATGGTTGGAAAAAGAAAGGGAAGCATAATTGGTTTACAGGAAGAAAAGAATCTACTATTTGGGAGTTTGATAAACCTAAAAAGAATGCTGATCATCCGACAATGAAACCTATTCAATTAATAGCATATCCTATTATGAATTCTTCTATGAGTGGAACTTTAGTATTAGACCCCTTTGGTGGCAGCGGTAGTACTCTTATAGCTTGTGAACAAACTGATAGAGTTTGTTATACTTGTGAAATTGATGAAAAATATTGTGATGTAATTATAAAAAGATATATTGAATTAGTTGGTTCAAGTGAAAAGGTATCAGTTGAAAGAGATGGCCTTTCTTATTGTTATGATGAGTTGATTAATGAGGAAAAGAATTATGAACAATTGGAATGTAGTTAATACTCTCATAATATCAATATTTGGTTCTGGTGGTTTAGTGATTTGGTTTTTAAATAGAGCTACTAAAAAAAGAGATTTTAAAGATTCAACTCATGATGATATCAAAACAATAAAAGAAAAACTTTCCTTTGTTCAGGAAGGTTTAGTTATGACCTTAGAAAATGATAAGGTCATTTTTAAGGCTCTTAGAAATCATGAAATCAATGGTGAATCAGAGAATCAAGAAGAGAAGATGGATGAATATTTTTTATCTCTTTTTAAACATAATGGAGAGAATTAATGTATCTAGTAATAATAATTTTAGTTTATGCAGGTTTTATAGGACTTATGATGGAACTTTATAAAAAAGTAATCAGAAAAAATAAATCAGGTGTGTTAGAAATAAGGTTGTTGGCTTTAGTTTTATCAATTATATTTAGTGTTTTTGTTTATAAGATAATCTCTATTAGTGATATTTTTGAAGAGATTAACAATACTCCTTATATCATTATTTTATACACAGTTTTAATCTATTTGTTACAACTTCCTTCTTGTATGAAAATTTGGAAACCTTTGTTAAAGGATATAATTGAAAGGAAAATCAAATGAATACTTTCATAACAATAGTTTTAACAATTTTATTAAGTTTAGTTGGTATTACAAAACATCAATCAAATAAAATGAAAGTCCAAAAGAAAGAATTAGATAAAACAAAACAGCAAGTGAAAGAGAAGTATAAAGAGTTAGAGGATATAAATGAATTGCAAAATAAAATTAAAGAGCTTAGAAAGGAAGAAAAACCTAAGAAGAAAAAAGCTGCAATATCTGGGGATTCTTCTTCTCGCCTTGATAGGCTTAATAAGCTGCACGACAACTGATAATATTGAAGAGTCTTTTGATTCAACTCCTATACTAATAAATATGATTCCAGATTTACCTGAAATACCTACATTTCCTAAGTTGAATTGGAACTTTGAGACTGATAAATACTATATAAATGAAGAGGATGTCGATAAGTTATTAAATTATGGGGAATATGAGTTGCCATTATATAGATTTGAAATGGAAATTTATAATACACAATTAGGGGTGATTTTGAAGGAAATTAAAAATAATTAATATAAGAATAAATGTATGGATTTGTTAGGAATCTTCATGTATACTAAATAAGATTATTTATACAGATGTAAATAAGCAAAAAGGAGAAATACTATGTCATATATTAGAAATTATATTGATTATTCTAATCGTTTTGAAGATCAATTAAATGAAGTTCCTCACTACAAAAAATACCCTCAAATGATGCCTTGGGTGGGTAGCCAATATGGGCAAGGCCATAATAAAATTTTAATTATTGGAGAAAGTCATTATTTACCAGAAGGTAGTACAATTCAAAAAAACCCAGAAATTTGGTATAATTCCACAATTAACGATTTGGGATTATCTCCAGTAGATGAAGAATCTGAGGTTGACTATACTGAAACAGCAGAGATTGTAAGCACTGGAATGAATAATTGGAATGATGGCGGACATAGATTTTATAGGTATATTCATCATGCAATGAGAGATTCTGGTATTACTTTGGATAGTGGCCCTAATGATAATTTATTTAGATATTTTGCATTTTATAATTTTTTTCAAAGACCTGCAGAAGTTTCAGGTGGGAGTTTAAAGAGAACTAATTTAGATGATAAAGTTGCATATGAGGTATTTGAGGAGCTTATAAGAATACTTGATCCTGATGTAATCTTTGTAGTTTCAATAAAAGCTTGGGATGCGCTTATGAATCAATATTGGGAAACTTCAGAGTCATTAGAAAATAATAGATTGCTTATAAATACAAAAAGTAAAAAAATTATAAGCGGGTTTGCTCCTCATCCAGCTTATTATAGAGGTTGGTATAAGGCCTATTCTAGATATAAAAATTCATTTAGTGGAAAAGAAGAGTTAATGGACTTTTTAAATAAATATTTTTAAAGTTAATAATTATAATTTACTATATATAAACTTTCTGCATTAATACAGAAAGTTTTTCTTTTAAAAAATTATAAATAAAAAATGTTTGATTAGTAACTTGCTAATATCTCCTTATAGAGTGATATATACATGTATAGGAGATTATAATTTTATGAGAACTATTACTAAAAATCATTTAGATTATCTTAGAAAACAATATCCTGCAGGGACTATTGTTAAATTGCTTAGTATGGAAGATTTACAAGCTCCCAAAAAGGGAACTTTAGGTAAAGTCTTTCATATTGATGATACCGGAACTATACATGTTAAATGGGAGACAGGTTCAACACTTGGAGTAGTATACGGAGTTGATAGAATTGTGAAGGTAAGCAATGACTAAGATAATTAAAGAACAAATTTTAAGAGTTCGAGATACCTGTCTAACTAATATGTTTGATTTAAAAAATGTTAGATTTATTGCAGAAGAACTAGATTTAAAGGAATTAAAAAATTATATTGAAGATAGTGATAATGAAAGAGAGTATTTTACTTTTATAATAAATGGAAAGCTATAACACAAGTTTTCCATTTTTTTAAGACCCTTAGGGGTCTTTTTTTGTGTCTAAAAATTATGAAAAAATTAAAACAATATGAAGTGTCAAAATTTATAGCAAAGGATTCAATTTATGACAAAGAAAAGGCTGATTATGCAGTTAATTTTATAAATTGTTTAAGTCATACCAAAGGGATATGGGCTGGAAAACCTTTTGAATTATTGGATTGGCAAGAGCAAATAATAAGAGATCTTTTTGGAATTGTTAAATCAAATGGATATAGACAATTTAATACAGCATATATAGAAATTCCAAAGAAGAATGGAAAGAGTGAACTAGCAGCCGCTGTTGCACTTTTATTAACTTGTGGGGACTTTGAAGAGAGAGCTGAAGTATATGGATGTGCAGCAGATAGAGGGCAAGCATCTATTGTTTTTGAAGTTGCAGCTGACATGGTTAGAATGTGCCCAGCCTTGAGTAGAAGAGTAAAAATACTAACAGCTACCAAGAGAATAATTTACCTTCCAACGAATAGTTTCTATCAAGTTTTATCAGCTGAAGCTTATTCAAAACATGGCTTTAATGTACATGGGGTTGTTTTTGATGAATTGCATACTCAACCTAATAGAAAACTATTTGATGTAATGACTAAAGGATCAGGCGATGCAAGAACACAACCTTTATTCTTTTTAATAACTACAGCAGGAACAGATACGCACTCAATATGTTATGAGCAACATCAAAAAGCAATTGATTTGATAGAAGGTAGAAAAATAGATAGTACCTTCTATCCTGTAATATATGGAGCAAGTGAAGAGGATGATTGGACTAAAAGAAAAACTTGGATAAAAGCAAATCCCTCCATTGGAGAAACAATAGGTTTTGATAAGGTTCAAGCTGCATGTGATAGTGCAAGACAAAATCCTGGTGAAGAGAATTCTTTTAGACAGTTAAGATTGAATCAATGGGTAAAACAAACTGTTAGATGGATGCCAATGAATAAATGGGATTTATGTGGATTTAAAATTGATAATAATTCCCTTAATGGTAGAGTTTGTTATGGAGGATTAGATTTATCTTCAACAACTGATATAACAGCTTTTGTCTTAGTTTTTCCACCAGTTGATGAAGATGATAAATATATAATTAAACCATATTTTTGGATACCTGAAGAATGTCTTGATTTAAGAGTTAGACGAGATCATGTTCCATACGATGTTTGGTTAAAAACTGGCCATTTAGAAATAACCGAAGGTAATGTTGTTCACTATGGATACATTGAAAAATTCATAGAAGAATTAGGAACTAAATATAATATAAAAGAAATAGCCTTCGATAGATGGGGTGCTGTTCAAATGGTTCAAAACCTAGAGGGCATGGGCTTTACTGTTGTTCCCTTCGGGCAAGGGTTTAAAGATATGAGTCCACCAACTAAAGAGTTAATGAAACTTGTATTAGAGCGAAAAATAGCACATGGAAAACATCCTGTTTTAAGATGGATGATGGATAATATTTTTATAAGAAGAGACCCTGCAGGTAATATAAAACCTGATAAAGAGAAATCAACTGAAAAGATTGATGGAGCTGTTGCAACTATAATGGCACTGGACAGAGCAATAAGATGTGAAAATGTAAATAATACTTCTGTTTATGATGGCAGAGGTATTTTATTTATCTAAATTTGGAGTGAAATATAATGCAATTTTTGCCAAACTTTAAAAAGAAGTCACGAGATAAACCTAAAAATAGTATAAATGGCTCTTCTTTTAATTTCCTTTTTGGAGGAACTACTTCAGGAAAAGCAGTAAATGAAAAAACAAGTATGCAAATGACTGCTGTTTATTCTTGTGTAAGAATTTTATCAGAAGCAATTGCAGGACTTCCACTACATTTATATCACTATGGGGAGAATAATAACACATTAAAAGCAGTAGAACATCCTCTTTATTTCTTATTACATGATGAGCCAAATCCTGAAATGACAAGTTTTATTTTCAGAGAAACCTTAATGACTCATTTACTTTTATGGGGAAATGCTTACTCCCAAATAATAAGAAATGGTAAGGGGGACGTTATAGCTCTCTATCCCTTAATGCCTGATAGAATGAGTGTTGATAGAGATAAATCTGGAAATCTTTTTTATCAATATACAAAAAGAGAAGGGGATACTAATACTTTAAAGGGTTCAACTGTAATATTAGACCCAAGTGAAGTATTACATATACCTGGACTTGGCTTTGATGGATTGGTCGGATATTCTCCAATTGCAATGGCTAAAAATGCTATTGGAATGGCTATAGCTTGTGAAGAATTTGGAGCATCTTTCTTTGCAAACGGAGCAGCTCCTAGTGGAGTTCTTGAGCATCCTGGTTCTTTAAAAGATCCAAAAAGAGTTAGAGAAACCTGGCAAGGACAATTTGGGGGTTCTTCCAATACTGGAAAAGTTGCAGTACTTGAAGAGGGTATGAAATACACTCCAATCTCAATCTCCCCTGAGCAGGCTCAATTTTTAGAAACAAGAAAATTTCAGATAAATGAAATAGCTAGAATATTTAGAGTTCCACCTCATATGGTTGGGGATTTAGAGAAATCAAGTTTTTCTAATATTGAGCAGCAATCTTTAGAGTTTGTTAAATACACATTAGACCCTTGGGTAATTAGATGGGAGCAATCTTTATCTAGAATTCTATTTAACAAAGAAGATAAGAAAAAATACTTTATAAAATTCAATGTAGAAGGTCTCTTAAGAGGTGATTATCAAAGCCGTATGAATGGGTATGCCACTGCAAGACAGAATGGGTGGATGAGTGCAAATGATATTAGAGAGTTAGAAAATTTAAATAAAATATCTGATGAAGATGGAGGTAATCTCTATCTCGTTAATGGAAATATGCTTCCTTTAAATATGGCTGGAATATATGCCAATAAAGAAAGTACAAATACGGAGGATAATGGTAGTGAAGAACAAGAAGTTCTGGATTTGGAAAAACCAAGTAGAAAACGAAAATAAAGTAAGAGTTTTATCAATAAATGGAACAATTGCTGAGGATAGTTGGTTTGATGATGATGTAACTCCAAAACTATTTAAAGAAGAATTATTTTCTGAGGATGGGGATCTAGTTATATGGTTAAATTCTCCGGGTGGAGATTGTATTGCCGCAAGTCAAATATATTCAATGCTTATGGATTATCCATTTAATATAACAATAAAGATTGATGGAATAGCTGCTTCTGCTGCATCTGTAATTGCAATGGCTGGAACTAAAGTATTATTGGCCCCAACTGCTCTTATGATGATTCATAACCCAATGACTGTAGCTTTTGGAAATCATGAAGATATGCAAAAAGCTATTGATATGCTTAATCAAGTAAAAGAGAGCATAATCAATGCTTATGAATTAAAGACTAACCAACCAAGAGCAAAGCTTAGTAAGCTGATGGATAGTGAAACGTGGATGAATGCAAATAAAGCAATAGAACTTGGATTTGCAGATGGGTTATTAGAAGATTCTAAAAAAACAAATATTGAAGATAGTTATTCCTATTCAGGAAAAGCTGTTGAATCAAAATTAATAAACAAAATAACAAATAAATATAAAAAAGCTTCTCAAGAAAAAATTGAAACAGGTGTATCAATAAACGAATTAGAGAAGAGATTATTTTTAATTAAACCATAATAAATAGGAGATATGATTTATGAATAAAGCTAATGAATTAAGAGAACAAAGAGCTGGTGTTTGGGAGAAAGCTAAAAAGTTTTTAGACTCTCATAGAAATGAAAATAATATGCTTTCCAGTGAAGATACGCAAACTTATGAAAGAATGGAAAATGAGATTGTAAATCTTGGAAAAGAAATTGAAAGACAAGAAAGATTAGATAAAATTGAAAGAGAATTAAATGCTCCAATCAATTCTCCTATTACAACTAAACCTGGTGATATGGAAAACTCTAAAAAGATGGGAAGAGATAGTGGTGAATATGCTTCAGCTTTCTGGAAACAAATTAGAGCAAGAGATGGCATTGTAACCCCTGAGATTAGAAATGCACTAAGAATTGGAGTTGATACCGAAGGTGGTTATTTAGTTCCAGATGAATTTGAGAGAAGGCTTGTTGAAGCATTAGAAGAAGAGAATATCTTTAGAACAATTGCTCATAAAATGAAGACAGCAAGTGGTGATAAAAAAATCCCTATTGTAGCTTCAAAAGGTAGTGCATCCTGGATTGATGAAGGGGGAGCTTATCCTGAAAGTGATGATGCCTTTGGTCAAGTAAGTATTGGTGCTCATAAAGTTGGTACAATGATTAAAGTATCTGAAGAATTGATCAATGATAATATATTTGATTTAGAGGGATATATTGCAAAAGAATTTGGAAGAAGAATTGGATCAAAGGAAGAAGAAGCTTTCTTCATTGGGGATGGAAGTGGAAAACCATTAGGGATTTTAGCAACAACTGGGGGTGCTCAAATTGGAGTAACATCCTCTTTGGATTCAGGTATTAAATTTGATGAAATTATAGATTTATATTATTCCTTAAAATCACCATATAGAAAGAATGCAACTTGGATTGTAAATGATACAACTATAAAAGCTTTAAGAAAATTAAAAGATGGAAATGGTCAGTACATTTGGCAGCCATCAGTAACTGCAGGAACCCCTGACAGTATTTTAAATAGACCTGTTCAAACCTCTTCTTTTATGCCTGAATTAACCGCTGGAAATAAGAGTGTTGTATTTGGGGACTTCTCATATTATTGGATTGCTGATAGACAAGGTAGAGTCTTTAAACGCTTAGGTGAATTATATGCACCAAGTGGTCAGGTTGGTTTCTTAGGTTCTCAAAGAGTAGATGGAAAACTAATTCTTCCAGAAGCAGTTAAAGTACTTCAACAAAAAGTAGCTTAGTAAGGATAATTTGATGAATAATTCAAAAAATTATAAAGAAGATGGTGGAGATACTATTGTTCTTGGGGGTGATGTAAAAATCACCTCCACTGCAAATATAATAATTGAAGAAGGTTCAAATATTAAGGGCCTTTCAACTTTTAAAGAAATAGATAATCTTGAAGATAGTACTGCTGAAACTGTAAAAGCTTTAAAAAATGATTTTAACTTACTTCTTTCTAAATTAAGAGAAGTTGGATTGCTAAAAGTATAGTTATTTTAAGCACTTTAGAGAAATCTAAGGTGTTTTTTTATGGGGTGTTAAGATGATAGTAAGTTTAGATTTATTTAATTCCTATACTGGAAATTATGAAGATAATGAATCAGCTATTCTTTTAAAAGAATCTTTTATATCTTCTGCTGAAGAAGTAATAAAAGGCTATCTTGGTTTTGATCCAACAGAGCAAGAGTATGTTGATGTATTAATTTCAGGAAACGATAAAAAGAGATTATATTTACCCTCTCGTCCTATCACTTCCCTTTATTCAGTTTCTATTAATGATTCAACTTTTGATACAAATGAATTTAATTATAATGATGATTATATCTATTTCAATGATTATAAAATGCCTTTTAAAAAAGGTGTTGATAATATTTTATTAAGTTTTAAAGCGGGATGGAATGATAATAACATGCCAAGTGTAATTAAACTTTCAATTTTAAGAATAGCAACACTAATGCTCTCTGAAACAAATGGTAATATTGGTTTAACTGGTAAGAGTTTTTCAGATAATAGTAGAACTTTTATTAACTATAGTAATTATAGAAAATACTTGCAGCCTTTGGATATATTAAGAATTGTAAGGTTTTAATATGAGACAGAAATCAAATACAGATTTTTTTTCAATAGAATCAGATATAACAGACCCTCTAAATATGCTAAATGATTTAGGTGCAAGACAGAAAACAATTATGAGAAGATTGCTCTCGGGAATTGGTACTGATGCAA